CGTCGCAGATGCCAATGGCCTTAGTGAGAAAGTTCTGGTAGATGCACTCAATGAGATGTTTGTGCCAGTCCGCGCGCGTGAGCCTGAGCCACAACTCAATTTCAAACGCACGTATCATGGCGGACAAATTTCCGTCCATACGGGTTATGTCCGCCGCCACCCCATTGGCAGAACCACGGCACATGCTCGCCACCTTGTCCGCAATGTCCTCCGGAGACTTACCAAATGAATAAAAAGGCAAGCGCTCTAGGAGGCGCGTAACTGCATACACATATTGCGCGTAGGCGAGCTTAACCCCACCATGCATCATAGATATGACTCGAGGTGGCTTTCCGTTGGCGTAGGTTTCACGCTTCAGGAAAATCGTAACCAATGGTTCCACGACGCCCCACTCCATGGCAGGGCGCAACTTCTCAAATTGGGTTCTCCTTTTCTGATTGTCCAGCACATCCTCTATGTCCACTGGACTAAGGCCGTCTCCCAGCCATCCCACCAAATGCGTGACGAATTCATCAACCACGAGTGCAACCTCTGGAGCAAGTACAGTGAACTTGCCCTCATCGTGCAATTTGAGCACTCGAGACAGTACACCCTCCTTCACCATACTGCCTGATAGCTCCGGTACATAGCAGCCGTTACGGATGAAGGTCATTGAGTGAGGGACCACCTTCATGGGTTTGGGTTCTATCTCCAGGCACGTGGAATATCTTACCACCGGCGGAGCATACGGCGCCTGCTCCTCAATTACTTGCTGACTTTTGAGAGCTTGGAGCAATGTGGGTAGTTGCACCTCAGGTACACTCTCACCGAACTTCCGGAGCATGCTATTGACGATAGACAGGCTCAACGGATACTTCGTACCGCCAGCATGCTCGGACAATGCGCACCATGTGGACAAAGAAACCACGGCAGTAACGTAGCTTCCAGGTGCGCTAACTTCAACACGTACATCTTCACCGCACATGCGCTTCACGGCGCTGTAACCATTCCTGAACGGTTTGAAACGCTTGAAAGTTTGCCCTTGCAGAAACATTCTGGCCAGCAATGCCGTCCAACCCGTGACGCGAGACCGGGGGGACAAAAGTACCAACATGCTGACCTCAGTGACCCTCCGCACCTTTACATCGCATACACTGTATACCGGTGCGGGGAAACAACAGAACCACGATCCACTCCAAGCGAGTGCAGAGATGACGTCGGCGCTCCAATCATACAAATGGTGATGATATCGCCCACCGCCCCTCACGTCCATTTTGATCTTATTGTCCTGATCAAATGTCCACATGACTTCATCAGTATTCCCGGTAATGGTCTCGGGGAGAATAGTCAAGAAGACAACTGGACGGCCCGTCGCCATGAGCACGGCGAGCTCTCGTTCGGTGAAGTAAAAATCAGCATCGACTACAGCATACAGTGCATTCTCCGAGTCGACTGATCTTACGCGTGTGTCCAAATCCACTGACCAATGATAGGTGCTCCTGGTGCCATGTTCATCGGCACCAGCAACCAGGTGGATTAGCTCGCAGCCATGCTCCCTCGCAAGTCCATTAAGGGCAGATCGCACCGCTGCCCTTTCGGCAGCGAGACGCCCGTGGGGATGTTGCGACGAGGCTTTGAACTCTGGAATCTTTAGGCGATCTAATGCCTTTCTCATGTCCCGGTCAAAATTCTCGACCGTCAGTGACAAGAGCAAGCTCAGCCAACCCCTCGGAGTTTTCGGCATCCTGTAAGCGTAGCTGAACCATCGCCCAATTGCCCGACGAAGGTTCCCGGCACCGCCAGCCAACGCCGCGAGCATTGCAAAGATGACAAAACTCGCGACGGACAGGATCCAAAGAATCTCAAAGATACCAGTGGTGGAAATCATGG